AATCAGGGGATTGATGAGGTACATCAGCCGGGACAGGCCAATGAGCTTCTTGACGATGGTGAGACTAAAATTCCAGCGGCCCGAACCGGACATCTCTCTCCATGAGGCGTCCTCGATGGACAATTCCAGTTCGGCCATGCTGGATTCCACAACCTGATCCATCAGCTTCACGCGCAGTTCATCGGTCATCTGCGCGTTTTCTTTCATGGCCTTCGCGCCCACACCCATCCCAGCCAATGCGCCTGTTACTTTATCCTGGAGTTTGTCTAATTTTCCCATGTAAATATTACACTCCGTTTTGGCGTCGGTCTGGGATATTTATAGGCTCTTGCACCAATCGGCGTTCTTTGCCACGCCAGCCACCTAAACGCTTGGCTTTTCGCAGATAGTTCATAAACTGCGGGGGTATCCACAGGCCAGCGTGATTGATGTTCTCGGTAATCGAAATAAGCTCATTGAGGCAGTACATCATAGCCACAATGGACATCAGATCATAGCTCAGGCCAGATAGCTTCTCAGCTACCTTAGACGTTAGCAGGAGAATGACAATCAGAGACTTCTTGCCTATCCCTTTGAACCCAGTCTCACTACACAGGGTCCCGGCCATAGCTGCCGTGATAAGCCCAGTGGCAAAATCGAGGATCATTAGAGCCATCAGGCACTTAACGGCCATCGTGAGAGACAGGAACCAAGCGGTAACGAACGCTATTACCCACTTGAGAACCCAGAGCGTAGTGTCCATAGGGGTCAACTCTCTAAGCCAGGATAGCTCGTTTGTCTTGTTCATTTAGCTCCTTGTTCTGGGGGGAACCTGGAGCTTTCTCGATTGATTCCGGCAACGCTACCATTAGCTCCTTCCAGAGCGGGTGCTTTTTGGCAGTCCGTGTCCCCCAGACTGATGCTGCTAAACAGGCTGAAAAGAATCCGCTGACCAGAGCGAAGATGGGGGAGTGGGTATCTGCCAGCAGGAGTGAACCCCCTACGCTCCCCCATGTGAACAGGCCCACTAGAACAATATCCACTCCCACTGCGATAATGAATGTGGCCCATTTCTTGATATCGTCCTTGGGTAGAATGTCAAATAGCAAGGGTCCCTACTTCCTGAATAACAAGGTTAAGCTAAGGGCGGGGTCCCAATCACCCCCGGTATTCTTGGCACCGTAGCCGACACTGCCATACAGCCCCGGCCTAATGCCAAATACCGCGTCAATATCAGTAGCCGCCGACAGGTCCGTGTCATCTTCAGTGCCCAGTGCGGCCCCTATGTTGCCCCTCGCGTAGATGTCGAAGTAAGTCGTATGCAGGAATCGCTGTGCAATGCCAGTGCGGGTCTCGGTATTAGGCTTGCCAGCATCGTTCACTCCACGCATCCCTATGATTGTAAACGAGTACCTAGTCTGGGCCTCATTCACCGGGATAAGCAGAACGGCATGTGCTGACAGGTGCGGGGTAGAATTTGTGAATGCTTCACCGCCGATGCCATAAAGTGCCTGCGCGTTGGACATTGGCGCGAATGCCAGCATCAGCCCTATCATCAGGATACCCATGAGGGTCCCATTCGGCCTGCTGCCTCCTGTAACATCGCCGTCCTTAGCCGCCACACCGAACATAGCCAGTAATACGCTGAGAACTGCTGACTTGAACGTAACCCCCTGAATCATCAGGTTAATTACCCCTGCCGCCAGTCCCAGAAGAGTCGTTTTGTAATTCGCAAGTGCTACCTTGAGCATTTTCCCTACCTCCTATTGAAATTGAAGTGTAAATATTACAGTGGACTTATGCAGACTTCATCGTAATTCAGGATAACCCCCTCAATATCCTCAGGGTCATCAGCCAGATTGTCCACAAAAGCCACTATGTACCGGGTAGTGTCCATGCCATGATTATTCCTGTCAACTGGCAACTCATCTTTCTTACTATTGACATCACGCTTAGGGTTCTCATCCCAAATATAGCCGTCAAATTCCTGCTCGGTGCAGTAAGGCTTGCCTGCCTCATCAAGAGCCAAGTCCTTCTCTACCAATGCATCACGCAGCACCATAATTCCCGGTGTACCAGCCTTCCAGTCCTTACTCAGCCTCCTTTTGACCGCCTGCACCCCCGCCTGGATAGGCTTATAGGCCGGGAGTGTCAGCAGGCCAGTATGCCTCTCGAATATGGCCCGGTCCTCTGCATCGTGATCGCAGATGATAGCGGCAGGTATGGGCAGATTCTCATTCCTGCAAAGTTCCATTACATACGGGGCCGCATCCTCAACCAGATACTTAGTCTTATACACCTCTCGATTGAGGTACAGCACCCCTGTCTGTGGGTCCTCCATCCAGTCCTGCCAAACCAAGGGATGAATGAATCCCCAATCCAGCACCCAGTAATGCACCCACTCTCGCCAGTGCTCAGGCAAGTCTGCGCGGCTAATTAGGTGTATCTGGGGGTCCCACTCCTCATAGACTAACCCCTCAGCCGCTACCCACTCACCAGCAAACAGCCGGGACCGCCTAGCGCCCGTAAGTCGTTGTAATTTAGCAAGATACTTCTCTCCCTCTTCACTCCAGCGGCCCTCTTTAGTGATATAAAGCCGGGGATTATCCTTATGAAATGACTGCAAACGCACTGTTTTACCCGCTTGGCACCGCTTCAGCAGCCAGTGCGTAGGGCGGTCTGGGTTGCAGTCCATGAGCAACTGCTGATAGGGTACAACGCCGTTCCTGAGGCGGGTTGTACACATCTCCACATCATTCTCAGTACACTCCGTAGCCTCTTGGATGTACCCAATATCAAACTCAGTTGACATGATCCTCGCAGGCTCATCCAGCCCGAAGTAGGCAAGGCTAGAGCCATTAGGGTACTTGAAAACTTGGTCCTGCTTGTGTGGGTATACCCTATCTGGCGGCTTCAGAACGTGCCGCTGGAACATATCAATGCAGGAATTTGTCATACTGCTGCGGGTCTTGCGAGCCATGAACCCCTTGGCCCCTGGATACTTGCTCATCACAAGATGCAGCTTTTGCAGGATACTGAGCGATTTACCTGTCCCGGCAGGCCCATCCAGCAGGATTTCATCATCCCTGCGATGGAATATATCAAGAGATGCGCCCCTCGCGGAGTACTTTATTCGATACCCCGTAGCATTGAGCAAATCTTGATTTTTTAGGAGTTTAGTAGCTTTTGGCATGTAAATATTACACTACACTTTGTCCATATCTACCCCGGTATACTCACGGATGCCTGTAACATCCAGTTTCTTAGTCTCAGGCACGTCCAGGGCCAGCAATTTTGACCGCCGCATCTCGATTTGCAGTATGAGGTTCGCATACTTCGGGTCCGGTGGGACCTCAATGATTACCCTGGCATTAGAGGCCGGGTCTACCCGCTCCTCTTTGTGCCACTCGGTAGCGAACGGCTTATACGTCTTAAGCAGCAGATCAAGCCTCTCTACCTGAAGCTGGCGGCTCTCTTCCGTGGTCTCATTGGTCTGACTCACGGCATACTCCAGGGCCTTCTTAAGCTGGTTGCACACCGTCGAATCATCAATGCCTAAGGTCTGGGCTATCTCCCGTATGGTGAACCCATCCCGGCGCAACTGTACTATCTGATATCGCTGCTCAATATGCTTTACTGCCCTTGGCGCGAGGATTCCATGAGGTCTAACCCCGGATTTCGCACGATTCCGCAGGCCAACCACAGGTTTGCTCTTTTTACGGGCCATAATAAATCCTCCGGTGTAATATTTACACGGCAGTTCAGCTAAAAATCAACTTGTTTTACAATGCTCCTAACATTATGATGCACTCCTATGCCTACAACCAATCAACTCAACAACTTACGGGCAGCAGCCGCCCATGCTGTAGACTGCGAAAAGGCTACCGGAGTACCCTGCGAACTCATTTTGCCACAGTGGGTCCTTGAATCCGGCTGGGGCCAGCACTCCCCCGGCAACAACTGTTTCGGGATAAAAGTGTACCCCGGCTGTCATGGGCAGCAGCTTCTCACTACCTATGAATACTTCACTGAGAGACAGCTTGCGGAGTGGCTAAATCACATGGAGGGCAGGACAGCCGAACTGTCTACTGGCACCTTCCATGACAAGAGGCGGTACAAGGTAAAAGACTGGTTCGCTACATTCGCATCTCTCGCGGACTGCTTCAAGAAACG